CGTAAACCCCTTCGTCATTAAATCCAAAATAGATATATCCAAATTTAACCAGCGTGTAGGAAGGAGCGAGAGCATTTATTCGGCATTCAAGCTGGCGATTACCCCATGATCGTAGCGGATCTCCGCAATAGCTTAGTCCCGAACGTGCATAGGAGATGGTGGTATCTTCAGCCTCCACCAGCCAGACAAATGGCCAGTCATCCCCATTCAGCCCATCACCGCATACCGATAAACCTGCGCGTGCCTGTTGGTATTCCTTAATGGAAATGGTATATCCCATTGCTGCAGCAATACTGATGAAATAGCTCTTGGATTGTCCTCCGGTACTGATAAGTTTGGAGACAATCGCAGATTGACGTTTTGCAATCGTATCCACTTCACCAATTGAACAGTCATCAGGCAGCCCGAGTGTTTTTTCCCACTCAGTGAGCATGATCGTTGCTGTTTTTGGAAAAGCACCACGAAGCAGCCCGAGCCCATCATTATCGCTACGCTGAAAACTGGCAGCGATAGCCCGCAGCACAGCAGCCTGAACTGCTTTGGGATCTCTGGTCCACGCTCTCCCGGTTGGAATAAGTGCCTGGAGTGCTCTCAGATAATCGTCTGTTGTGAAAAGGCTCATGTGTAGTTCACCTCACCACGAACAGCCAGCTCCCCAACTCCCGGCTCAATATTCGCCGATGGGGAGACCAGAATAAAACCAGCTGTCCCAGAGACATCCCCTATCGCACGGCTGAGGTCTGAAAGATAGATTTTTCCTGTTCCGAGAGGATCAGCAGATTCAAACAGAACGCTGTCAATAGCGTCAGCTATAGCAGCAGTTGTAGTGCTACTCGCATCAGAGATACCGCTTATCTCAAAATCAATAACCCGCGCAGTAGGCGAACAGATGTAATTCAGGGAAGTCACAGGGGCAAGTGGGTACATATAATCGGCCACCCTTCCCTGATCGCCCGTGGCCTTTACTGCGCCCCATTCTTCCAGCTGCGATATACCATCCGTACCAACCGGGAACCCATGGTTTGTCTTGTCGTTGCCATCACACATGATGTAAATCACAACGGTTCCTGGGCCCATTCCTCTACGGCGAACCCATGCTCGTGTAACGCCCGATACGGCCAGAGCCCATGTACGATAATCAGTATCGCTGCCACCCTGCGGAGGATTTTGAAACAACAAAAGTCCGCGCTGGCGAAAATCCTCTTCATCCTCAATATCAGCACCGCCGGTGGCTGGCTGAATGAGCGTGACCGTGCTTTCAATGCCAGACACATTCGCATCAAGGGTCAGGATAGTACCGGCATCAGCATTTCCCAGGCTGCCACCTCCAGTGACATCCTCGGTGATGTCAGGTAATACGGCGGTAACAGCAACTGTTGCTGTGCCAGAGCTGCCAATCGTTACACCAGCATCAGTAGTGTACTGATAACCATCCGCGCGATTAATTACTGCACCCGCATCTAACGTCCTCCCTGATGTACCTTTGATTTGTGCTTCAGGTGATCGAGCTGCGGTAGCTGCTTTACGGTAGGCCTGTTTAAGCGCCATCCATCCAGCAAGCCATTCATCTGTCGATGTAAAAGGGGTGCATTGTCGGGCAATATAATCCAGATACGCATAATGCAAGTGCGCCATGCCAGCATCCATATCCGCCAGCACCTTCAAATTTCCGAACCGGAGCAGAGAGCCGACCTTCTCCAGCTCCGCCTGCATGAACTGTTGATTTTCTGTTCTCAGCTCACTAAGCGTTTTTCTTTTAAATGGCATTGTTCAGTTGCTCCCATAACCAGAAGAATTTGAATTCTTGCCAGTCGCCGTCCGGGGGAAGATAACGGATGATAAGATTCAGCCTGTTCGGAAAAACGATTTCTGAGGTCGCCTGTATTTCCCTGGCGATTCCATCACTTTTTATCCATGCCAGCGCTTCTTCAGCATATTGCTCTGCTCGCATAGCTACGTCGCGGGTCAGTTTTTCTCTCCGCAATAACCACAGACGTGAACCGATTGTTTTCTCATTTCCCAGATCGCCCCACCATCCCCGGCGATCCGTCCCTTCATATGGGTCATCTGCGCGCGCAAGGCCATCGGTAAAAAGGCTGATCAACACGGCGGTATGCATATCATTGTCAGAGGTGAGAATGCCGAAATTTTCCTGCCAGTCGGCCTGCATCTCATCAATATTCCAGAAGGATGAAATATCACTCATCAGATACCTTCTCTGTGGTTTTTTCACTGGTGACAGTGCTTTCACCTGACTGAACCTCTTTCACGTCATGATCGTGAATGTTGTAGGCGTCACGCAGTTGTTTTACGGTTTTGGTGTTTGAATTGCAGTTGTCTACAATGTCGCCGGTGCACTTGAACATCGGCGTGTTGGCAAGGATGGAATCAGAAGCATTGATAGTGACGGTAGTGGCATTATTGACCTCTACGTTTTTACCCTTAGCATCAATGAAGACTCCATCTTCCGTCAGCAGGATATTCAGGCCCCACTGGTTATACATCACCGACTCACCTGACTTTAGTCCTGAATGCCGGTATCCCTGATGGTTGGTTGCAATAACCACTGGATTAGAGCGATCGCCACCCAGGAATGCGAGTACAACATCAGTACCGGCAGGAAGACCGGATGAAAAGCCAAACTCTGCGAGCCTGTGGGCGCTGGCAACTTCCAGAGGTGTCTGATACTGCACTGACTGCGTTCCGCCATCATCTTTCATCGCAGTAATTCGACCCACACCCAGCATGCTGGCGATACGGTTAGCAAAATGGCTAAACTTGCTCATTGGTTGAATCCTGCAAGTTGTTGGTAGAAAGCGTAAGGCTGAACGGCAAACGCTTCTGGAGGCATTAGCGTTAGCCTGGCATGGGTGCCATCGCTGTCGCGCATAAACGTTACGTCGGCAATCAGCAACTCGGTATTAGGCAGCTTTAGCGTGGGAATATTTACAGGAATCAGCGTATTTGGCTCCCATAGCTTCCCGGCTTTATCCCGCCAGCTATCTATCGTGACGCTCAGTTGCTTTGAGCGGCCATAACGCCTGTTCATCTCCCAGTCAATCGCGCGCTGTGCCTGCTGAGATGCCATCAGGGTGCTTTCAACGATAACGATACGCTTTCGATAGCGCATCTTTGCCGCTTCCGGATCACGCGCGGTAGCCAGAGTTACTGAGTCATAAGCAGTATCAGGTGAAAACCCAGCTATTGGTGAAACGCTCATCGAGATGCCAACATAGTCAGAAAACCTTTCCGACATATCAGCGCGGTAGTAGGCCTGCTCTATGTTTTCCCCTTCTGCGACACCACTGGCAGCTCGACGGGTTCCCACTCGCGTGAGAAGCAGGTTACCGTCCGGAAGGTCATAATAAAGCAGCGCAGACCAGCGAGTTACTCGCTCAATTATTTCCTGCGGAGACTCCCCCCAGTTAATTGTGAACTGAGGTACATTAACCAGATCACTAACATCGCAGGAAACGCTGATGCCATACCATGAAGCCAGACGGGAAGCGATACTCAGCGCATCACTTTGGTTGATGACATTGTTTGGCCACTCTGCAGAGCAGTCCACCAAATCCTGACACTTGCTACGCCCGTTAGCCTGCACTTCATGTCTGGACCGTGTAATTGACGGCTCCCAACTGTCAACGTAGCCCGTCAGGACCAGATCATTACCGATACGTACTTCGCAGGATTGCCCCTCCTGCACCAGTTGCTTATCATTAGTCCCCGGGTAATAGTCCATTAGCCCAAGACTAAAATCAGACGGGAATCGCTCTATGCTTCTGGTAACACGAACTGAATCCCATCCCTCTATTATTTTATTGCCTACCGTTAACCTGACCGTATCCAGATCGTCACTCATTGCCGTAATACCTTCATTGAAACAGGCATAAATGCCGGATGGGGAACACTGGACTCCTGAATCAGCTCGTCCGCTCTGGAAGCATCCTGATATAGGCGGCTGGCGAGAGTAAGCGCGGGCAGAGGCTGAGCTGAATTAAATTGCATTAACTCGCTCAAACCACCAGAAATGGCTGACATAGCCTCAAGAAATGAAGATCTGACCAGCAACAACTCACCGTATAAATCATCATCGGCTCTGTCACCAGCAACCAGAAGCGCCGCATCAAGCTGGTTAGCTACACGCCGGGTTATTTGCTCCGCTTCATCGCGGCTGGTAGGGTTGGAATCTGATGCCGCTGAAGCCATAGCGGCACTGCATAAGACGATAATCAGAGTATTAACGGTTTGCGCAATGTCAGCGCTTGAAGTCGAATTCTGATATTCGGTACTGGTTGCATTCGCCAGCTTTTCCAGTGCCGTAATACGCTCGTTAACACCACCGGTACAGTTGAGGATATAATTAATTAAGTCGGCTGCGCGCTGGATAAAATCATCAATAGTTGTTGAATTATTGAGCGTAGTAGCTGAGTCAGTAATTCCCTTCCTGTCCATAATGGCTTGAGCAGAAACCTGATCAGATAATAATTGGAAATCTTCCGTATCATCCGCAGATGTTCCACCCATCAATCCAGATGATGAGCCGCCTACAGTGCCTTTGCTATATCGACCATATCGCTCATTACCAAATGTTGATTTCAGCACATTACTGATATTTGTCACTTCATTAATGGTGCTGTTAACCATATTTGACCAAAAGCTTATCGTACTTTTTATTGTTTTTATTGCCTGGCTAACCCCACGCATTTCAGCTTTTACACGTGCGGTGGTACTAAGAACCGTAGTGCTTACCAGTTTCAGGTAGTTTGTTTTAACCGTTTTTGATGATGCACTACTGCCGGTTATAGCAAATACTTTAATGCCGGACTCAATGAGTGTCAGGGTGAACTCAAATACTCTCCCACTCTTCATATCTCCGGAAAGGCTTAGGCCATTTTCAGGTACAGAAACTGTCATCTCACCAAGAGTGGGATGAATTAGCGTCCCGCTGCCCTTGGTTTCACAAGCGGCGATCAATGCTATCCGCTGGGATATGACATCTCCACCACCGTATATGAGGCTATCCTGAACGAGGAACCCTTTGAGGACAAAACGACGGGTGCCTCGCCCCATATCCTCTATCCAGGCGGTATCCCTGTAAGGGTATTCATGCACTGCCTGACGGCGTCCGTGACTCCCCTCTTCACTGATGATGGCAAAGGGGACGCCACGGAAGGAGCATGGTCGAAGCTGACTTTGCCAGTCTTCAACCGTATCTCCCCCCATCAGGGATGTGATCGCATCCTGAATGATTGCCATCAATCCTCCGGAAATAAAAAACCGCCGTTAATGGCGGTTATATGTTAATAATTCATGGGAGTGGTAATTTTTCCATTATTTTCTACGTTATAGGTTTTTCTCTCCCCCTTATCATTAATCATGGTTATTTCCAGCTTTAATGGATGCTCAGAAAGAGCATCCGTCAGAGAGCGAGTAATATTATCGGCCATGATGTTAGTATCACCGCCTCCATCAGTTGGAGACAGTATGGAGGGCGGTCTTCCATTACCTCCAGCGCCAGAGATGATGTCTCTTCGCTGTTGTGTAAGATTATCGCGGCTTCGCAAGCCTGACCACCTGTCATCCATAATGGCTGACTGTATCGCATTTTTCAGTTGCTCTTCCGTGTACGGTTGCGATCCCTGTTCATGCTGAATCATTGCTGCCATCAGATTTTTAAGTACTTCAGGGTTATGCAGATCAAGGCGTTGACGAGAGTCATAGCCAGTCCTGGCGGAAACATCGTTAATATATTGCTGAGTTTTATTTTCAGTTCGCGGGGCATACGTATGAAGAATGCCACCCGGAGTATTATTACCCCGATCACCATAAAGCATTAGTTGGCGAGCCATCGCAGCTAAACCATCGTCATCGCTGGAAAACGTAGAAAAACCCTGATTTCTTCCTGTTGTATTTGAGGCATCCCTCAAATTTCCAGGGTTGTGATTTCTAAACCCAAGGGTATTTTTACCATTCGGGCTGTAAACAATGGGGCCACGTGAGGTTTCTGGCCTAATAATGGCATTTACATCGTCACGTAATTGCTGCGAGCGATCCTGATTATAAAAATACTGCCGATATTTCTTCCTGGACTCATCAGTCATTACGCCAGCAGTAAGCTGGTTTTTTTCATTTCCGTTGAGGCTCTTCTGGAATTCAGGGTCCGCCAGCGCCCTACGCATTAGTTCAGAGTCATCACCTTTGTTTTGCCCAGCAAATCGGCTCATAGAGATGTTGTCGAAGTTATTCGCCAGCATATCAGTAAAGCCGCTGACCATATCCGTCAGGCCATTGGTATCAACGTAGGCATAAACCTTACGTTCAAGCTTTGATTTAAATCCATCCCATGAGGCGCTTGCTTCCTTGACCGCAACATCAAAGTTTGTCAGTTGCTGGTTCAGGGCAGGATCCACCGTCAATCCTACCTTATCCGCTTTTGCCAGAAGCCCGGCGTATTTTGCCCCTTCACGCATCAGCGTCAGCATCTCAGGTGTTAAACCCATCGCATCGGCAAATGACTTTTGTTGATCGGGTCGAAGTTTTGGGAAAATCCTTGCAATGGACTCAAGCGTCCTTAGCGTGTTGACAGAACCATCATTATTTCTTTCAATTTGGGCGCCAATCTGTGCCATTGCAGCCATGACACCAGCATTTTTACCGCTATTTGCTTCGTTGAGAGACTTGAAAATTCCCTCGATAGAAGATGCAGCACTTTCACTGTCAGCCCCTACAAGCTGCAGAGCCCCGGAAAGCCGGGAAAAGTCCTGAACACTCATAGCAGTATTTTGCGCATGCGTGTTCAGGTCATAAGCGCCTCTGGCTGCTTCCCGGTAGCTTTCTGCAAGCTTACCTGTCGCATATGCTGCGCCACCGATAGTACCGATAACTCCACCAGCCAGCCCCAGCCCAGCCAACTTGCCTGCCAGTTCTCCCACTATTTTCATGGGGGGGATCATGTCGCCAATAAACTGAACGTTATCGCGTGCAGTCCGGGCCATAATATCCAGCCTGGAATTATATCCGTTCAGCCCATCAATCGTCTCCTGCCCGCCTAACTGCAAGCCCTGCCGGGTCTTCTCCAGTTGGGGTTCAAGGTTGCGAACAGCCTCGTCGATCTGTGCTATTGCTTCGCTGACATGATCACCGGCCACCAGTTCAAAATCAAAAGAGTTACTCATCGTGTGAAGATTTCCTGATTTTGTTAATCCTTGAGGCCTGTGATACCCACCACTTCAGACGGGAGTAGGTCATACCCCACGCCCTGTCCTCAGTCCAGCGGAAATAAAATGTCACTTCAGCAGCAAGTTCCTGCCATGCTGTCAGGGCTGCCAGGTCAAAAAACTGAGCAGATAAACCTCGCACTTGCGGAAGTCGATAAAGTCCATCGGCTGCAGCACGCTTTCGCGGGTGTCAGATACCAGAGAAATCAGTAAGCGCATTGCCGCAAGAGAGGTTGAAGAAGACTGTTTTTCGTAAAACTGCTCAGCCTGGCTCAGTGTCGGCGCTTTAAGCTCAAGTTGCTCATAGCGCGTTTTCTGTGCCACATCTTCAAGAGGCGTTGTAAGAACAATGATTTTCGTACGTTCTAATTCAGCCATCTTAGTTCTCCGTGACCTCAAACCCTTCCCAGCGAACATCGAACACTGCATCTTCGCTTTCAACTTCCTGGACGTTTACCGTCCAGAGCCCTCGACCAATGATTGTTTTGCCATTCGCCAGTTCCGCGATGACGTTGACATTGGTCTGTTTGTTAAAGCCCTGCACATTTGTGCCGCCACTATCGCGCAGGCGGGCAGAAATGTACGGCGCAACAGGCTTTTCTTTATAACCGTGTACGCCATCCATTCCGGTCAGCGTGGTACGGTTTACCGTTGAGGGCTGGTATTTGAACGAGCCTTCAACCATGACCGACACACCATTAACGGTGACATAGGCAGTACCGGCAATGCGGTTAGAAGTATCAGTCATGACTTATGCTCCTGTTGATTCAGCCTGCAGGCGGAACTGGTTAAGCAGCGCAAAAATACGCAGCTGATTGATGAGCGTTCCCGGCCACAGCACGTCAACGCGGTTCGGATTGGACGCATTTTGTTCAACGATAATATTTTTCGCGAACGCGTCAGCATCCTGGGCGTAACCGTTAAACACCAGCGTCTGGTATTCGGCGATCTGGTCAGCTTTGATGATGTTGGGCGTGACAATGGGCTGACCGGGTGCAAAGCGGGTGCCGTCGGCGGCCAGTTTCATGCGCCCGAACTTGCTGGTCACCGCTGTGCGGAGATAGCGGGTCACAAACATCAGGCTGAACAACGTTTCCACCTGCAGATAGCTGTCGTCTTCATCACCGTAACTGTTTTTCTGGTAGGTGGTGATGATGTTTTCCACGTTGACCGTTCCGTCGTCGGCGACGGTATACGTTGAAATGCCGCTGTACAGCAGGTTGTTACGCTCGGTTAGTTCAAAGCGGTCCTGCAGATCTGGCGCCAGCACGCCATAAACCGGCAGGCTCTGCAGCGGGCGGCCCGGATCATTACGCAGGCTCGGGGCAATGGCGCCGGTCAGCGCGGCAGACCAGATATAACGAGGCGTCGGAGAGCGATACACGCCCAGCAGCGTTTCATGCTGGTTATTTCTGGCCTCGCCTTTTGTGCCCAGTTCAGCATAAGTTCCCGACGTCGTGCCGAAAGCATGCCCGTACAACTGTTTATCCCATGCCCAGCGGCCGGAAGCATCGTTCAGAAAAGCCTTCATGGCATCAAGAGAGGCCGTATCGTCGTAAGGGTTGATGATGAAATCGAACGTTTTATCCTGCAGATTGCCGAGTGCATCCACAAAATCCGGCGCGCCAGCACCGCCTGCCATCGAGGTAATGGTCAGGGTGAGACCTGCAGGCGTCGATTCCCCGCCCTGCGTTCCCAGATAGTTGAGACGAATATCAATCCCGTTACCCAGAAGCCCCGCATTTTTAGCCGTCAGCTCGACCGTATCGGTCGCGTCTGATTTAACAGCTGCTGTAACCGGGAGGTCAGTTTTTTTGGCGATAGCGGCTACCAGTGCCGTAGCGATTTGCGCCGGCGTATCGGTTGCCAGCACGGTGAGCTGCACGCGGGTCCCGGCGAGGTAGAGAGAGATTACGCCCGTCTCAGACGCCTGTGACGAAACCTTGATGCTCCCCTTCGCGGCCACCATTGACCCGGAGTCATCCGCCAGCGGCAGGATCCAGATTTCAGCAGCCGTGTCATTTTTCTGATAGGCGGTCATCATGC